CAAGGCTGTTGCGGTCCATACGGCTGTCGCGCTCTGTCTTTACCTGCCCTTGCACGCCCTTGAGCATTTGCGGGAAGCTGGCCACGTCATATAGGCGCTTGTTGTCCTCTGCCAGCTTTGTAATGACAAATGGATAGTCTTCGTAGCCATTCAGCAACTCATGCTTGGCATAGTCTGGCACAGATTCACGGTCAATGCAATTCTTGTGAAACACCGTGCAATAGATGCCTTCGGCGTTGTCTTCTTCGTCAATTAGGCGCTGATAGCCATAAATGATTTCGTAAAGCTCGTTGTTCGTGTAAGTGCTTGGTGTGCGCGACACGTATTGTGTGCGCCGAACGAAATCAACGGGGTCATTGGTTTCCGCGCATTTCTCAATGACGTATTCCACCCAATCAGCATCCCATCCTTCCGTTGCCTGCTTGTTGCGAAGTTGTTGGGCCGTCATCATCACGCGACGGAAGCAATACGGCACTTCTTGCGGGTCAGTGGTGTAGCCCGGTAAAATCATGTCGCTATCAGAAGCTAAAGCTTCAACAAGCGGGCAATCAACCGACTGCTTCACAATCGGAAACTCGGCAAAGCCTTGCTTGCGAAGGTCAGAAAGGATTTTCTTGGCCTTCTTGGGCTTCATGCCCTTGAACATTTGCATGAGCAGGCCAGCGATTGTTTCGTCATCGCTCTTTTCCATGATCGCTTTGACAAGCTCGGGGCTTACAGCGGCAAGCTGTTCCAAGGAAAGCTGTTGCTTAAAAATACGGTCTTCCTTCTGCCAGCCGACGTAAGTAATCATTATGCCCTTTTCGAGCAAATAATTAGCTCCAAGCTCCATCTGGCGCTTAAACTGCGGAATGTAGCTAGCCACCATCCATTTCAGGAAGGAAGACACCACTTTTGCGCGGCCCAAATCACCCACCTCTACGGGATAGGCGCGAATGTTGGCCCGATTGAGGGCAGAGACGAAAATAGAGACGTATTTGTTAATCCGCTCGTCAATGACGTGAGCCTCTGTATCAGCCGCGCCTTTCCACGGGAAAGCATCCACGCCGTTCTTTCGCAAGTCGTCACTCTTTCCCGGCCAAATGTTACGGCGATAGTCATAGCTTTCCCGGCAACGCTGGAAATAAAACTCCGCATCAGAAGCCGACCGCGTATAGGCATCACGCAACGCCTTAACATTCACTTCTTCCTCAACGTAAATGAGGGCTTCTTTATTATCGTTCATAGGAGCTTTGAATTTTCTTCACAATGCGGTGGGCAATGCCTTTGTCCAAAGCCACTTTGTCTGCCAGAACAGCAGCGTCTAGTGGCTGATAGCGTGCGTTTAGCGCATGTTGAAGAATTTCAAACCCGAGAAATATATCCACTTGCTGCGCCTGCCAAGCCGCGTCCAATGTAATGTCAGTTTCCAAGGTCGGCGTGGCGGTATGCGGTGAGATTGTTTGCGTCGGTGATTGCATCAACTAAAATGCGCTTGCCCACAAGTTTACCACGAAGCTTGCGCGGGATAGCTACGGGGGTTTTTCCATCCTTCCCGTCAATCTTGGCATACACCCAGCGGGGGTTCTTGGCTTCCATCAGAACAGTGGCCATTACTTTATTCGGGACGGCCAAAGGCACGTCTAACGCCAAGCGAAGCAATTCTACGGCCTCTTCGGTGAAATAGGTGTTCTTGCCTACACCGGTCCAATGTTCGGGCTTTAGCTTGTCCTGCTTGAGCTGCATCAGCTCGTTTACGTTGGTGCTGAGTTCTGCGGCTACGTCGATAATTCGTTTCTTGCTCATGTTGGATTCTTAGGTTTTCGGGGTCGCAATTTCAATACGCCAAGCCGTGTCTTCGTTGTCCATACGCCAAAAGCGCCAAAAGTAGAACGCCGTCGTGCGGAACTGGATGAAAAGCCAACAGTTTTTTGATTGGCTTGACTCCACCTTTGGCGTGATTGTGATAATGCTGTTCTTGCTCATGTTAGTTGCTCGGCTTTTCCGTGTAGTTGTGTTCGGTTGTTAATTCACAAGCGTAATGCTCTTTCTCATCCATATCCGGCCAAGCCACACAGTAGAGGATTACATCTGGACGGAAAAGTATTCCGGTAATCATGCCCCGCACAGATGGGTTTGCTTTGTGAAATACCATTTGCTCAATGGTGAATTTTACGCCGTCCATTAATATCCCCCTTTCTTTTCGTGCTTTCTTTTTTGATAGTTGATTAACGTAGTGGTTATGTGCTGCGCGGTTTGGAGGCTTGACAGAGATGTTAAGCTCTAAGCCATAAATGAATAACAACGACAAGATTGACACGGCTATTGTCAATTGGCTGGCCGGTATTAAAATGAACAACATCGTAATTGAACGTGTTGCAAATGGTTGGATTATTTATTCCATGAAGGAGAATCCGATTCAAACACCAACGGCTGTGTTCAACGAGCTTACAGATATGTTGGAATGGCTAAAGGAAAAGCTTGCCAAAGACACAAAGGCCGCCGAATGATAGCTGCCATGATATTTCTATTCCTTGTCGGGTTGTTCTGCTACGCTGGCCGGCACATGATGGTGGATGATTTGTAATGTCTGACGAGCTTGTAAGCCCCATCATCATTGACAGCATTGCTAATGCGCGGAGCAATAGCTTGGAGGCCCGCGACCCCGTAAAGGCTGCTATGGCCTTGGAAATGCTGTCTGGAGGCAATACGTGGGAGGAAATCAGCAATCAATGCGGGCTTTCCTTTGACCAAATCAGCCGTTTGCGGGCACGGAATGAGGCTACGATAGAAGTGAGGAAGAAGCAGCTTGCCACGGATGGGCTGGAAATGGCGGAAGGGCTGCGGCTGTTGGTGAAGCAGAAGATGGAACGTCTCGCCGCCAATCCAGACGCGCTGGACAAAACCAATCTGCGCGACTTGGTGTTGCCATACGGCATTGCCGTGGACAAGGCTATGCAGGCTATGGGCCAGCCTACGGCTGTTGTTGAGCACAAGAGCGGGAAGCCCAGTCTGGAGGATGCAATGGCTGCTATTGAGGAAGCGCGGAAGTCTATTCGCAAGGACGCCATTGACGTTGTGGCCAAGGAGATTAAATGAAGCAAATCTTTTGGGTGTTTGATAGCGCGCAAGCCATGCAAGAAGCAAATGAAACGTGGCCGGGCATGTGTTATTCCGTGGTTGAGCTTCCGGATTTGGGATGCGGCAAGCGCGGATATGTTATTGCAAAGTAAATGAAATGAAGCTAAAGAAAAAACATCACCAACTTCGTGCGCATTACGAAAAGTTCATCGACCGCTATCGCTGGCCTGATTATGTCTTTACGGACAACGATTTAATTTTATTCATCAATTACGAAAGCAATGGAACGGGGAATATTCCCGAGCCCCTTCTTTGGGCAAAGAAGACGGAAGAAATAACGCTACAACAAATGTGGCACGAAATGGCTGATGCTTGGGCCAGTGGATTTGGGTGGTGGTCCGTATGGCGCAGTAATTTAAGCAACCTGTGGAATGATCGTCGCGGAAACGGTATTTTTGTGAAAAAATGCTTGGCGCAGGCTCGGCATATAAAAAGGCATCGTCGCTTTATTGACGCAATGCTTTCCTGTTCCTATTTCACAAATGAAGATAAAGAACGATATTGCTCTGCTTGGATTTGTCGTAACCCATCGCCAGCAAAATGAGTTTGACGTGGCGCAAACATGATTTGCTGGTTGCTCCAACGCCAGAGGAAATGGCGCAGATGGACCCGCAAGCCCTCGCCAACCTTTGGTCTGTCTATCACGAAGCGATCGAGAACGCAGAGCGTGATCCGTATCGATATGGATTCAAACTTCCACAATGGAATGACGGACATGAACTGCTGGAATTATTTAATGAGCAGCTAGTTAGCGGTGGAAATCGTAGTTCAAAATCACAATATGCTGCATCGTCGGTGGTTAAGGCAGCAATGCTCAATCCCGGCTCGGTAATAATGTGTTTTGCGCAGAACGCGGACGTAAGCATTCGCCAGCAGCAAACCTATATCTATGACGCTTTGCCAGCAGAGTTGAGGCACAAGCAGATGGATGCGGAAACGAGCATTAGTTACACACGCAAAAACGGCTTTAGCAAGAGCAGCCTCATCCTTCCAAATCGCAGCCACATCATCTTCAAAACATATGCGCAATATCTTAACAACGACACGATTTTGGAAGGCGCAGAACTTGGTAGTCGGGAGCCTGTATGGATTAATATTGGGGCTTGGTGTGATGAATACCTCATTGGCCCCGAGCTATTGGCCACTTTACGTTTTCGTCTCGCTACTCGTAACGCTAAACTTATTGTTACTTTTACGCCAATCGACGGCTACACGGAAGTTGTCCGAGACTATCTCGCGTCAGCAAAAACCATAAAGACAAAGCGGGCGGAATTGCTGAATGATAGGATTGTTCCCTACATCCAGCACTCAGCCAATCGAAACGCGGGCATCATCTATTTCCATTCAAAGGACAACCCTTTCGGTGGCTATGACCGTATTGCCAAAGACTTAAGGGGACGGCCAGAGGATGAAATCCTCACGCGCGCCTACGGCGTGCCCACAAAGAGCGCGAGCAGCCGCTTCCCGCTATTTAGCCGGGAGGTGAACGTTATTGCGCACGATAAAATCCCGCGCAAGGACGTAACGCGCTACATGATTCTCGACCCCGCAGGTCGGAAGAATTGGTTCATGTGTTGGATAGCCGTGGATGCAACGGAAACGTATTACGTCTATAGGGAATGGCCTGATACCTGTATTGGTAGTTGGGCTAAGTGGCACGGTGGCAAGTGGATTGGCGGAGAGGGGTCTAAGGGCATGGGTTACGGCATTCGTGATTACGTAAACCTAATCATGGAGAGCGAGAAATATGAGGAGGTTTTTGAGCGGTTGATTGATCCGCGATTGGGTGCCGCCAAATATCAAACGCTAAACGGCGCATCTTCCATCATCGAAGACTTGGCTGATGCTGGACTTACATTTGTCCCGGCTCCCGGCTTGGACATTGAGGATGGCATTCAGGCTATGCAAACGAAAATGGCTTACGATAGAAAGAAGCCAATCGACGGCATCAATCGCCCGCATTTTTACGTGTCCGACCGATGCGAAAACATCATCACAGCCTTGCAGGAATACACGGGCGAGGGCGGGCCGGATGAGGCGTGGAAAGACCCTATCGACGTTATTCGTTACGCCGCAATTGACGGTATCCGTTACATCGACACGAAGAAGCAATTAACAACTAAACGAATGGGTGGGTATTAACATGAGCAAGAAACGAATTATCGACGTAGCCGCAGAACTCGGCACCAACGTAAACGAGCTAATGCAGCTCAAACAGGACAAGCTAAAGCCGGAACATTGGACAGGCGTAGGCAACAACACCTATTTC